AAATGCCGCGTTGTAATCTCCAGATGTTAAAGCGTCTAAAGCACCAATACCTACGCCTGTATTATAATGAGCGGATGAAATAGTTCCAGTTGTAGTATGACCAATAATTAAAGATCCTGTAAAGTTTGCGCCTTCTATTTGATAAGGTAAAACGCTAGTTTCGTCATATAACTCCGCAAAGTTGTCGTTACATATATCGAACGCAGCTCTTAATGAAGTACCTGATCCATCATTTGCTGCGGATCCTATGTTTATTGTTTGTAATGCCATTGTTTATGTTGTTACATTATTGTTTGATCTGCTGTAAAAAGTGTAGAGTCAGCAAAAATTTGAGCACTGTCTGCGGTTAAAAAGAAACCACCTAATACCGTATTAGCAGTTGTAACTTGATTAAAAGTTTCAACAGCTAAAGTGTTTCCAAAAAAACCCATTAGTATAGTGCCATTATGTCGTCAGCAGTAGTAAGAGTAGAATAAATTCTATTTACTTTTATTGGTAAAAAAGAACCAGCTGCAACTTGTTCAAAAAGTACAGGTCTAAATATTGCGTAATTTAAAGGTGAGCCTGAAGTACCAGAAAATATATCTTTAGCAGAACTACCACCTGGCACAGTTACTAAACTTAAAGTTGTATCACTATCAATAGCGCTTACAAAAGCAAAAGAACCATCTGTTAAATTTTCTACTCTATCACCTACTAATACATCGTAATCACCACCGCTAAAACCAGCGTCAACTAATTTGTTAGAAGTATCAGTTACAGTAGTGCCTGTGAAAACAGCTGGGCTGTTAGAAAGGTCTACTAATACATTACCTTGAACACCAACGTAAACGCCAGCCCCTTTGTAAGCTCTAGTACCTACTAATTTATCTAAGTCTAGACTATCGCTTCTATAGTCTACACTACTACCACTGTTTCTTATTTGAACAGCGTGTGTTACAGTACTCATAGGGTTTTTGTCTATCGGAAACTGCCCTCCGTTACTTATGTGAATATCTCCGTGTGCCATTTTTTTTTATTTTATCTATTTTTGTCTTTGTTGATTAAACTTATAGCTTTAATCATTACTTTGTTTGAATAAGAATCACCTCTCATTATTTTATTTCTTCTAATGCTAGTTGGTAAATCTTCTGTACCTAACAACATCCTATATATTCTACTTATTAATTGACTACATTTAAATGAAGTCTTATATATAGAATATTTTTGTGTTGTATTATTTTTATTTCTCCAAGATACTATCCAGCCTTCACGACGTAATCGCTCCCACCTTTTTTTATCCCAAGAATATGTATAAACTCCATTTAAATAGTCCTGTCTAGAAAATAATTCTAAACAATCAAAGTAAATTAGAAGTTCTAGATCAGCATCTTTTATATTGTTTGTTTTACATGCCCATCGTCTTATTATACGATAATGCTTTAACAAACCTATGCTTCTAAGATCTTTAGCTTCTAAATTTCTCATAAAACTATAACTACATCTTGTTGTTTTATAACAAGAAATAAATTTTCGTCTATCTCTACGTTAAATCCAGCATGTTTATCATAATATATTTCATCTCCAGTTTTTAAACCTTCAACCATATCACCTACTGATTTAACTATACCTTTTCTATACCTTACGTCTTCTTTTAATTTATCCGTAAGAATTAAACCACCTTTTGTTTTAGCTGGTTTTTCTTTTATTTCTAATATTACTAAATATATACCTATTGCTCTCATTATTCTTCCCTCATATTACTAATTACACAATCAGTTGATAATATCGTAGAAGCTACAGATACAGCGTTTTTTAATGCGCTTTTAGTTACTAGCAAAGGATCAATAATACCTTCTTTAATCATGTTAACTGTTTTACCAGTTATAACATTTATGCCTTCGCCTTTATTTTTTTGTGGCTCATATTTTAAACCAGCGTTTTGAAGTATATTTTTATATGGACTTTTTATTGCTTCTATAAAAATATCAGTACCATCACTATTATTTTTAATATTGTTAGCTGCATTTAATAAAGCTACTCCTCCACCAGGAACAATACCTTCTTTTATAGCTGCTTTTGTAGCATGTATTGCATCATCAACTCTATCTTTCTTTTCTTTTAATTCTACATCTGAGTTTGCGCCTACATATATAACAGCAACATTTCCAGATACTATAGCTAATCTTTCTTGTAACTTTTCAGTTTTTAAACTAGCTTCAAGAGTTTTTAATTGATCTTCAATTTCTTTTATTCTATCTTTTGCTTCTTCTGGTATTTCAGATATTTTTAACACTGTTGTTTTACTATCAGATACACAAGTTTCGCATTGACCTAACATATCAACTGTAATTAAATCTACATCATCACCGTACTCTTCATTTATATGTGTTGCACCTGTTATAGCTGCTATGTCATCTAAAAAATCTTTTTTCCAAAAACTAAAACCAGGAGGTGCTATAACATTAGCTTTTATATTACCTTTTATTTTATTCATAACCAACGCTGTCATTGGCTGTTTTTCTAATTCACCTATAATAAGTATTGATCTATTATTTTGAACAGCATATTCTAATACAGTTTGTATTTTTCTAACTGTTGTTATTGGTGAGCTAATTAATAATACTAAAGGTTTTTCTAATGTTACTGTTTGTTTACCAGTGTCTGTTACAAAATTAGGATTTATATAACCTTGATTTATTTGTGATCCAGATACAACTTCAACAGTTGTTTCTTCTGACTTACCATCAACGTCCATCATTACAGTACCGTTCTTACCTACTTTTTTAAAAGCTTCACCTATAATAGATCCTAGCTCTTTGTCGTTGTTAGAAGATATTGTAGCAACTTGATCTATCATGTCACCTTCAACAGGTAAAGCAACCTCTTCAAGATACTCAATAGTGTTATTACATGCTTTTTGAATATCTTCCTTTATTTGCCTTAAACTTTCATCTGTTGTTTTACTATTAGCTTCTTTTAACAAACTATGAGCTAATACAGTGGCAGTTGTTGTTCCATCACCTGCTTCGCCAACAGTTTTTCTTGCAGCTTCTTTTATAAGTGTAGCACCTATGTTTTCAACTGGATCTCTTAAATTAACTGAGTTAGCAACAGTTACGCCATCTTTAGTTATCATGGGTCTACCCATAAAATCTTCTAAGATAACACACTTACCGCTAGCTCCTAACGTGGAGCTAACAGCTTGTGTCAATTTGTCTATACCTGTAAAAACTTTATTTTTAGCGTCAGAGCCAAAAGTTAAAGCCTTCACAATGTCTTGTGGATTTTGCATTTGATTTAATTTAATTTGATTAATTTAATTTACTTGAAAGTTTTAATTACTTTCGGTCCGTTGATAAACTCTATTTTCTTTGCATAGTGTTCTATCGATGAATCAATAGCTTGCTCTGCTCCGTCTACAGTTTCTCTACGGGTTACATCAATCCAAGTTTCTTTATTTTTGAAATCTTGGTGTTCGGTTTGATAAAAACCGTTTGGTAATTGTGTGATTCTCCAGTTTTTCTTGTCAGCTACATGCTTCCAAAATTTTACGGTTTCCTCGGTTACTTGTGGTTGACTATTCCACGATTGAGTCTGATAAAAAAATGTCATTTGGTTTTGGTTTTAAATTAGACATTGGTTGTTGCTCTTACCCGAGCAGGGTTTATTTTTTTTTATGTTGCGTTTGCACTTTAAAATTAGCAAATAAGCTAGCACCTGCGTGTTTTACAAATTTACCTTTATGTTTCATTAACTTAAAGCTTGAGCCAGACTTCATCCAATGAAATCCAGCTGGTGCTTTTACTCTTTTATTTGCCATAATATTAAGACGTTGCAAATGGTGTAGCAGGTGTTCCAGAGGCTACTAATTCACCTCTTACGTGCCATACATCTGCAGCCATATTTGTTATTGTTATATGTGTGCCAATTTTTCCTTTAGTTACACCTGTTGTTGTAATAGCGCTAAAGTTGTCACTAGCTTGTGCATTCCATATTGCAGCACTCGCATCACCATCTTCATCTATAGCGTGTAAAGATCCTAATAATTTTTCATTAGTAGTATCAGCACAAACAATTTTATGTGAGTTTGATGTTATTGTAACTGCTATAAAGAAGTTAAAATAAACACCTGTTAAATCACCTGCACCAGAATCTGGTAAAGTAATTACAGCACCATCAGCATCGTTAAACACAAGAGTTTCTCCTGAGTCATTAGCTGTAAGAGTAGTATTACTTGTTATTGCAGTAACTTTACTTCTTAAACCTTTTATTTCTGCTTTTATTGTAGCATCATTACCTATTATAGTACTGTTAGCACCTAGACCGTTAGCATCAGCACCAATAACTATTTCGTTATCTGTTGTATTAGCGCTTGGTTGAGCGTCGTAACCGATACAAACTACTTTACTACCAGTTGTAGTGCTTCCAGCATTACCACCAATAGCAGTATTTTTAATACCAGTTGTCATACCACCAGCGGAATGACCTATTGCTACGTTAAACATATCAACAGCAGAAGCTGGGTTTTGAGAGTACAAAGCTCTATAACCAATAGCAACACAGTTACTAGCTGTATCACTTACATGCATCGCGCCCATACCTATAGCAACGTTGTCATCACCAGTTGTGTTAGCTCTAGCAGCTTCACCACCAATAAAAGTGTTTTGTTTACCAGTAGTTGTAAAATAACCTGAAAAATAACCTAAAGCAGTATTATATACGTCCGTAGCACCAGAATTAACTTGGCTAAATAAAGAACCTACACCTACAGCGGAACTTTTACTACCAGCATTTTCTGAAGCTAAAGATTTTTCACCAATAGCTGTGTTAAAACCACCTGTTATGTTTACACCTAGTGAATTAGAACCTATAGCGGTATTACTTGAACCAGTAGTGTTTGCGTCACCCGCATTAGCACCTATAAATGTATTTACATTACCTGTCGTCATTGCTTTACCAGCTTGATAACCTACGGCAGTATTTAAAACATCTGAAGTACTAGCAGGAACCTGCTCTTCTAAAGCTTGATACCCAATTGCAATTGAACCGCTACCTAAAACATCATGACTTAAAGCAGCTGTACCTATAGCTACATTATAATTAGTAGCTGCAGCAATTAAACCTGCATTTTGTCCTATAAATATATTACTAACACCAGTAGTAACAGCAATACCTGCGTTGTTACCAATAGCTATGTTATACGTGTTAGCAGCACTAACAGGATTCATAGCGTATAAAGCTTTATAACCTATAGCTATATTTTCTGACCCATTAACGTTTCCAGCTAAAGCACTAGATCCTAATGCTGTGTTGTAACTAGGTAAAATAGCTTGGCTTAATGATTCATAACCTAAAGACGTGTTGTTAGAACCAGTAGTAATTACATCACCTGCTAAAGAACCTATTAAAGTATTTTTAACACCTGTAGTAACAGCATAACCTGCTTGAGATCCTACAGCGGTATTATAAGTAGAAATAGCACTTGTTCCAGAAGGATTAACACTATATAATGCTTGCGAACCAATAGCAGTGTTATAACTACCGTTATCACCTACAAATAAACTATTAAATCCTACAGCAACGTTATGTATACCTACTATGTTAGCTTTAGAAGCTCCAGAACCTACAGCTGTATTACCAGCTACAGTGTTAGAGAATAAAGCTTGATAACCTACAGCAGTTGCGTCGTTAGCACTGACAATAGCATTTAAAGCATAAGCACCTAAAGCAGTACTGTTTCCACCTGTAGTGTTAAGAGTTAAAGCTTCGTAACCTAGACCAACTAAATTATCACCAGTTGTAATAGCGTCAAGAGTAGCAGTACCTATACCTATGTTATAAGAACCACTATTGTTTGCAGCAGGTTCGTTACCTATATATATTGAGTCTGTAGATATTTCTATATCACCTAAATCATTTAATGTAATTTGATCCCATATAGGTGTTACTCCATCTCCTTGTGATTGTAAGTAATAACCAGCAGTTCCAGAGGAACCGTCCATATTTAATTCACCTGTTATACTTAAATCTGTAAAAGTAGCTGCAGCTGGTGTTTCACCACCTATAACTGTGGCATCAATTTCACCACCACCTATATATACTGTAGAAGGATCACTATCTGTTCCTAATTGGTCTATATAACCAATACCATCTATATATATGTCTTGCCATTGAACCGAAGAAGTACCTATATCAAGGCTATCATCAGCGTTTGGAACTATTGCGCCGGTAAAAGTTGTACCAGCAGCCTCGTTTGTTGAGAAGTACGTTTTAAGAGCAGACATTTTAAATCTTTTAGTTGCGTTAGAGTTATCTCCATCTGCACCTATAAGAAAGTCGCTGTCTGTTACCGTACT